TTGGCCAATCAGGCCATGCAGAAGCAGGGAGGTGGAGCACCGCCGGCGCCGACGCCGGAGGGTGGCCTCCCGGCTGGCCCTGGCGCCGCCAGTGTGCCCTCTCTCCCGCCGGGTCAGCTGCCGCTGGCGTCCGGTAACCCCCCGATTGGCGTGGCCCCGATGCTGCAACAGCAGCTCGCGGGGGCGCCAGAAGCGGAGGTCGCCGCACGGCAGGCGGACATCCTGTCCCGCCAATCCTAAGGAGTTCGGATGGACATCAGTACCGCGTTGTCGGAGGCCGCTGAGGCTGCGATTTCCTCAGTCCCAGTCGCCCCTCCCCCCGCACCCCCGGCCGAGGACGCCCCCGAGGCGCCGAAGTCGGACCCCACCCCCACTGAGGCGATCGCCCCAGACGAAGGGGACGAAACCATGGAGGAGGCGCCCGAGGTCGAGGGCGAGGACTCCGAGACCGACCCCGCGCTGCCCGACGGCTATGTCGCGGTGCCGGTGGTCGAGGACCAGCTGGCGACCGAGTTCACCCTCCGTGATGCGGAAGGCGAGGTCGAGATTCCGGCGCTGATCGTCGAGTACAAGGCGAACGGCAAGGTCCGCAAGGACCGGCTGGACCAGGTGGTCAAGCTCGCGCAGTTCGGCGTCTATAACGAGGCCCGCGAGCAGCAGTACAAGCAGACCGAACAGCAGGCCGAAGCGTTGCAGACCGAGCGCGAGGAGTACGCGCAGCTCTTGGCCGAACGCGAAGCCCAGCTGGAGCGCCTGCTCCAAGATGAAGACTTTTTCCTCTCCGTGCGCGATGCCTATCAGGCGGAGAACAGCCCCGAGAAGCGGGCCGAACGCGCGGAGCGAGAGGTGGAACGGGTCCGGGTCGAAGCGCAGATGACCCAGATTCAGCAAGTGGGACAGCAGTTCTATCAGGCGGAAGTGAAGCCAGCTCTGGATTTGATTGCCCAGACCCTGCCTTCGGTGACGCCAGAGGAGTTGGAAGAGCGGATGGCGTATGCCATGCAACTGCACGCACAGGTGGGGCCCAATGGCCAGCCCTATCTCCCCGCGTCCCAGTTCGACGCCGCTCGGCAGTACATCGTGAATGACCTCGCCATGTGGGCGCAGATGACCCATGCCCGTCGCAGCGAGACTGCTACCCCGCCCCAAGTGGTCGAGGCGCAGAAAGCTGCGGTGAAAGCCCAAGTCGAAGCGCAGAAGGCGAAGCGGGCCTTAGGCCAAGCCACTAAGCCCGTGGGTCGTGCCGCGACGCCGGACAAGGGGAAACCCAAGGCTGGAAAACCCAAGACGCTGGATGACGCCCTCGACAGTGCGATGGACGAAATCCTGTCGTCAATCCGTTAACACACACAACACCAGAGTACTAACACATGCCTGCTCCTACGATCATCACGGATGCGGAGCTGACCGGGCTTCTGAAGAACGTCTACTCGCAGTTCCGCGAGAAGGTGCAGAACCTCGTCACCCCGCTCCTCGCCCAGCTTGAGAAGGGTCGCGCTGGCGGCCCCCGCAACATGCGCTGGGGTGGTAACAACGTGTTCTTCGACGTCGTGACCGGCCGCCCGGCTGGCGCCACGTTCTCCCAGGCCGGGTACTTCCCGCCTGACACCACCGCCACCGAAGTCCAGGCGAACGTCGGCGTGGTCCGCGCGTACACGACCCGCCAGATTGACGGCCTCGCCTTCGTCGGCACGCAGTCCAAGGATGCCGCCTTCACCACCATCGCCAAGAAGACGATGGAGGAAATCAAGGAGGCGTCCACCCTGCTCATGCAGCAGGCACTCCACAACAAGTCGGACGGTGTCGTGGCCCTCATCGGGACCGCCACCAACACGACCAGCATCATCGTGTCGTCGCCCTACGGCGTGGCGAGCGCGGGCCAGGGCTCGCTCCTCCTCTCCGTCGGCGACTACATCGCGGTGCTCGACACCGACAACGCGAACGCCGTCCTCGGGCGGGCGCAGATCACCGCGATCACCAACAGCGGCGACAACGCGACGCTGACCCTCGGGTCCTCGATCAGCGGCATGGCCTCCACGGACAAGATTGTCAAGGCGACTGCCTCGGACACCTCGTTCAACAGCGCCATGAACGGGCTCATCAACATCACCAACCGTGGCGGGTCCTACGCCTCGCTCCACAACATCTCGTCGGCCACCTACGGCATTTGGGACGCCACCCGCATGGTCGCGGGCACCGACACCCCGGACGTCAACCAGCCGACCGAGTCGGACATCTGGGATCTCATCCAGAAGATTGCCGGGCGCTCGGGCAAGGACGCGATGGTGCGTCCGAAGGACTTCCTCCTCATGACCACCCCGGGGCTTGCCAAGAAGCTCATGGAGTCGATGGTCGGGCAGCGGCGCTTCACCGCCGGCGAGTTCGCCACCACCATCAAGGGCGGCTACAAGGCGCTTGAGGTGTGCGGCATCCCGCTCGTGCAGGACTACTACGTCCCCGCCGGCACCATCTACCTCCTCCACATCCCCTCGCTCTCGTGGGTGGATGCGAAGGATTGGGGCTTCGTGGAGTTCGAGGGCGCGGGCCCGTGGCGTTGGCTCCAGGGGCGTGATGCCTTCGAGACGACCTATGGGTTCTATGGCAACCTCGCCTGCCTCGCGCGCAACGCGCATGGCTCGATCACCGGGTACACCGACACGGCGCGCTACAGCCACGTCGCGTAACCTTCACTGGGACGGGGTGGGGGCTTCGGCCCCTGCCCCAACCCGAGGATAATTCATGCCCTATAACATCTTTGCTCCGACGCCGGGGCGCTTGGGCGTGCTGCCGAACCTTCTCGTCGGGCGCTGCGATGCGGCCATCGGGAACAGCGGTGCCACGACCTACAACTTCGGCTCGCACCCGGCCAAGTGCTACATCAACCGCGCCGTGGTCTCGGCGGGGACGGTGCCGGCCTCGTCCGGCGGCACGATCCTTGGCGTGCTCCAGAAGTATGACGCCTCGGCGGATGCGGCGGTCACCCTCACGGCCGATGTGGACCTTGAGGCGCTGACGGCGAAGGAGGGGACGGCGGTCGCGCTCCTCTCGACCCTGACCGATGCCCAGCGCACGCTGGACACCGGCGACACGCTCCAGTTTGTGGTGACCACGACCAGCACGGTCGGCACGGCAGCGGTTGACCTCATGGTCAACGTCGAGCTGTTCGTGGAGGTCTAAGTATGGCCGTGCTGCTGAACGCAGCCGGCCAGCCCGAGCCGCCCACGCATGTCGTGGCGCGGCTCCGGGCGCTCCACGCCGGATTGCATCTCAAGTTCCTGGAGTACACGGCGCAGCACTGGGCCGTCTGTATGGCGTGGGAGGGGGATGACCGCCGGTGGGAGCGGGTGCAGCAGGGGGAGATCGGTCCCCAGAGCGCCCATGACATTATCGGGTATCTGCCGCTGGACTGCCCCGTGGATGAGGCCCCGGCCTATCTGGAGCGGATGTTCCGGCAGTATCCCAAGGACGAGGTCCGCAACATGGCGGACTATGTCGAGCAGTATAACGCCGACGCCCCCGTGTCCGCCGCCGTTGAGGAGGCGTTGACTGAGGCGTTGGAGACGCCGGTTCTGCCGCAGAAGCGGGGCCGGCCCAAGAAACTTCGCTAACCGAGGCTCGCATGGCCATCAGTCGGGCAGAACTGGTCGAACTCACACGCGAGGCGATGGACGCCGTCGACTCGACGCGCTGGTCCGATAGCCTCATCAAGAGTGTGCTGAACGTCGTCTATGACGACGAGTGGTCGAATCTCCTCAACGCCTCGCAGTATTACACCTATGCGATGCGGACGGTGACCACGGACGCGAACGGCGTGGTGGCCTTTGCCGACCTCAATACCGGGGGCGGCGACAGCCAGCAGAACTTCTACCGCATCCTGTCCGTCTCGGACGGGAACGTGCTGTACGCCCAGACCCGGTTCCAGGATGTCCCGCTGGCGACCACCACCAACTATCTGCCGACCTATCCGCGCCTCTACTACATCGCGGGCGAGCAGGTGCAGATTCTGCCGGTGGCGAGCGGGACGAGCCTGTATGTGGCCGTCAACTACAAGCCGACCCCGCTGTCGGACCTCATCTCCGACGCCTCCACCATCACCTTCCCGCTCGGCGGGGAGTGGATCATCGCCAACGAGGCGGGCGGCCGGCTCCTGAATAAGGGCGGGGCCGAGTCGGGGGCGGCGCAGGTCTTGAAGCGCGAGGCGGCGGAACTCCGGGCGGGGATGCTGGACGACATCCGGCGGCGCACCATCAACCCGACGATGCTCGCCTATCCCGACCAGAAGTATGACTGGGCGGGTGGCTGATGCGGGAGCGTCTGGTCGATCAACAGCCCCAGATGAACGGCGGGCTGAACAGCATCTCGGACGACGTCGCGCTTCTCCCCAACCAGCTCCGCCAGACCGCCAACGCCCGGCTCACGGACTACGGCGCCATCACGAAGCGGGGCGGCACCCAGCGCACGGCCGCCGCCTTGTCGGCCGGCGACCCGGTCCTCAACGGCTACAACTGGAGCAAGGACAGCGGCGCCGAGGAGCTGCTCGCGGTCTGCGACGGCAAGCTCTTCACCACGACCTATGCCGCCACCTTCCCGTGGACCTGGACGCAGGAGACCGGCACGCTGTCGACCAGCGTGGCGCCGACCTTCGCCCAGTTCCGGGACGGGACCGGCGCCGATGTGGTGTATATCGCCGACGGCGGACTCTTGAATAAGTGGGACGGCTCAACCCTGACGACGAACATCGCCAACACGGTCGACGCCAGCGTCATTCAGGTCCATAACGAGCGGCTCTGGTCGACCGGCAATAGCAGCTTCCCGGACAGCATCTTCTACTCGGACCTCAATAACGGGGACACGCTGGGCTACGGCGCGGGGGGTGGCGGGCAGATCATCGTCCGCACCTTCGGAGATGAGGTGATTGTCGGGCTGGCCTCCATCAACACCAGCCTGCTCATCTTCCACCGGCGCGGTATCTCCCGCTTGACGGGCTATGGGCAGGACGACATCACGGTGCAGCCGGCGGCCCTGACGGCCGACGTTGGCACCATCGCCAGCAAGTCCATCGTGGCCAGCAATAACGTGGCCTACTTCATCTCCGAGCGCGGGCTGTACCGCTGTAACGAGATGGAGGTGGCGCCGGTCGGGACGCCAGAGACGCCGGACCCGCTCCTCCCCCTGATCCGCAGCCTCTCCAGCGCCGAGTTCGATAACATCCGGTGTATCGTCAACCGGGCGACCAAGGAGCTGTGGATTTCCATCCCGGGCATCGGGTGCTACCAGTACCATCTGGTGCTGAACGCCTGGTCGGGGCCGTGGGATAACGCCTTCATCAGCCCCGACACGACGGCCTTCTTCGAGGCCATCGACGATGACGGCCTGCCGGTCGTCCTGCGCGGGGACGCGGATGGCTTCGTCTCGCTCTGTGACGCCCCGCTGGTCTACACCGACAACGTCAATGCCGACGGTACGGGCGGCTCGATGTACGCCCTGACCGCGCAGATGCACCGCCTCTACTGCGGGGACGATGCGCTGGCCAAGGCGCTGCGGTGGGGCTATGTCACGGCCCAGCTCAAGGGGTCCAAGAACTGTTCCGTCTCGTGGGCCACGGACGAGGCGTTCGGGACGTACCAGCTGCCCCCCAGCTCGGCCGGCATCTGGTCGGTGCTGGAGAGCTGGGACACGGGGGTCTGGGGTGGGTCGGGCAGCCGGAGCTATCGGGTGCCGATGGGCGGGACGGGGTATTACATCGATCTGACCATCACGGATTCCGGGGCCGCGCTCCCCGTCTTTAGTCGCATGCAAGTTGAAACCTTTGCCTTGGGACGTCGCTAATGGCTACGACCGTCGGTTCACATTCTGTTTCTGCCTTTGCCACGCCGGTCAATGGTGGCCCGCTCGACGCCAACGTGGTGCGCGGGAACGATAACACCATCCGTACCGCCTACGTCGCGCACGACGCCGACACGGGCATCCACGTCCAGTCCTCGTCGCTGGCCTCCCGCCCTACGGCCGGGACCGCTGGGCGCAAGTGGATCACCGTCGACACGGGGAGCTACAAGCTCTGGTACGATGACGGCACGACCTGGCATGAGGTCGGGACGGCAAACATCGACGTCTTCGTCATCGCCGACGAGAACCTGGTCAAGGGTGACATCGTCAAGGTCACCGGGTACAACAGCGGCGCCGGCGCCCCTCGGGTCGCCAAGGTGTCCAGCGCCTCGGATGTGGCGTTCGGCATCATCAACCAGACCATCGCCTCAGGCGCCACGGGCTACCTGACCAACACCGGCATCATCGCCGATGTCGCCACCAACACCTTCGCGGTGGGCGACATCCTGTATCCCAACACCTCTGGCGGGCTGACGACCACCAAGCCGACCTCGGGCAACTACCAGCCGTCCGCGTTTGTCCTGCGCTCAAACAGCAATAACGGCGTCCTCTACGTCGAGTTCTCGGCGCCTCGGATCGTGGAGCGGTCGGACAACACGGCCAGCACCATCGTCCTCCGTGACGCCTCGGGCAACTTCTCGGCGGGGACCATCACGGCGGGAGCCGTGACCTCGACGGGCCTCGTCACCTTCGCCAGCCTCAAGGGGACCGGGGCGACGACGGTCACGAACATTCTGGACGAGGACAATATGGCCTCGGACAGCGCCACGGCGCTGGCGACCCAGCAGAGCATCAAGGCGTATGTGGACGCCAAGGTCGCCACGGTGGACACGCTGGCCGAGGTGCTGGCCAACGGCAACACCACGGGCGCCAACGACATCATCGTCACGGCGGGCCAGAAGATTACGACCGACACCATCGCCGAGACGACGGCGGCGGCTGGCGTCACCATCGACTCGGTCCTGCTCAAGGACGATGTGGTCAACGCGACCGACATCGAGGTCGATACCATCTCGGCCAACAACGGCACGTTGGCGGTGACGCTGGCCAGCACGGGCGTGGCGACCATCGCCCAACAGCCTATCCTCTCGTCCCTGACCGCCTCGCAGGCCGTCTTCACCGATAGCTCCAAGGGCCTCGTCTCCAACGCCATCACAGGGACGGGGAACGTGGTGATGTCGGCCAGCCCCACGCTGACAGGGACGGTGACGGCGGCGACCATCAACGCCACCACGCTGGGCGGGACGCTCTCCACGGCGGCCCAGACGAACATCACCTCGGTGGGAACGCTCTCCTCGCTGGCGGTCACGGGGAACCTGACGCTCGGGGCCGATGTGGTCCTGTCCCGTGGCGCGGCCAACCGGCTCGACTTGGCCTCGGGCGACTCGATGAACGTCGTCTCGGGCGACTACCAGATTGGCGGCACCAGCGTCCTGTCGAGCAATACCCTCGGGAGCGGCGTCACGGCCTCATCCCTCACCTCGGTCGGCACCCTGTCCTCGCTGACGGTGAGCGGGGCGATTACTTCAACGCTGACCAGCGGGATTGTACTCACCAATACGTCTGGCGGGACAAACGCCACGCAATTCCGCCTGAACAATACTGGCGGCGATATGCGTATTGGCATTGAGTCGTCGGCTGGGCAGGCGATTCAGACTGGCACATCGGCCTACGCCGCCGTCTTTGGCAACCAAGCCAACTATCCAACGCAGTTCACAACGAACGGCACCGTTCGGATGACCCTCGACGCCAGCGGCAACCTCGGCCTCGGGGTGACGCCGTCAACGTGGTCGGCTGGCAAGGCCATCGAGCGTGGGTTCGCTGGCACGGCAGACTGGGGCTTCTCGCAGGCCAGCTCGTACCGCACGACCAATGCGTATTACAACAGCGGCTGGAAGTACGGTGGCACGGGGGCGGCGTCCAATTACGCGCAGGAAGCTGGCGTACATACGTGGTCGAGCGCCGTTTCCGGCACTGCGGGCAATGCCATCACGTTCACGGATTTGATGAAGCTGGATGCGAGTGGGAATCTGGGCGTGGGGACGGCGAGTCCGAGTGGCACCGGAAAGACCGTTGAGGTATCTGGTTCAGGCGATGCCACTGTCAAGGTCACTGGTGGTACGGGCGGCAACGCATACCTGCAACTGAACGCAGGGTCATCCAGCAATGCCTATATCAACAGCGTGGGGTCTGGCGCGTTGATTTTCGGTGCGAACGGCGTAGCAAGTTCACACGCCCGCATCACGTCGGGGGGCGATTTTGCTATCAATTCAAATAATAAGTTTTACATCGACGGCTCGGCGGCAACGGGTGATACCTACCTGATTGAATCTGCGACCAACGTGGCCTCGCTCTATACCGGCGGTAGTGAGTCGCTATATGTGGCCTCAAGCCAGTTCAAGGCGCTTGGTGCGTACAACAACACGACGGGTAGCGCGGCAAACGTGTGGGTTGGGGCGGGCGGGGATATGGCGCGTTCCACCTCGTCCGTGCGCTACAAGCACGACATCGAAAGTGTGGACGAGCAGGATGCCTTCGATGCGGTCTTGGCGATGCGGCCCATCACCTATCGTGGCAAGACGGACGAGGACCAGCGGCGGTATATCGGGTTCCTTGCGGAAGAGATGCAAGAGATTGCCCCCCTACTCTGCACCTACGATGAGGGCGGCGAAGCGGGGACGCCAAACTACGTCACCTATGACCGCGTGGCGGCGTATCTGGTCTGCGCGATACAGAAGCAACAGAGAACCATCGAGGCGCTGGAAGCCCGCCTTGAGGCGCTGGAAGCGTGATACGCTGGCTGGCGTCCATCGGGCGGCAAGTCCTTCGCGCCTTCGGGCTGGGGGCCAAAGCCCAGCCGTTCGAGTGGGGCGTCTCGGTGTTCCCGGTGACCGACCGTGCGCCGATTGACGCGCTGTGGTGGACCCAGCACGCCATCGTCACGGGTCGCGGGACGGCGGCGGCGTATGCGAATCCCGAGGGACTGCGCTACGGGGTCTATCAGGGCGACCGCTTCCCCGACGGCAGTCCGCATTGGGGCAAGTACTGGAAGCACAGCCGGGTCATCGTGGTGCTGAAGCGGCACGAACGCAACACGGCGCTGTGGGCGCATGAGTGTCGGCACGATGTGCTGGGGACCGAGGCGCACCCGGCGGCGTGGTTCAACGGATCATCACTGGAGCTACCGTAATGGCGAAGCGGAAGATGGCCTTCTGGCGCAAAGAGGCGCCGAAGGATACGAAGCCCACGACGCTGACCCCCAAGGAGAAGGCCAGGGCCAAGGCGAGAGCCAAGGCGGCGGGGCGCGTCTGGCCGAATTTGGTCGATAACGCCGCCGTGGCGAGGAGCAAGTAATGCCCCTGAAAAGCAAAGCACAGGCCCGGATGGCGTATGCCGCTGCGGCCGGGAAGGTCAAGGATGGGATGCCCAAGTCTGTGGCCAAAGAGTATATTGAGGCTACCCCCAAGTCGGCCTATGGCAAGATGCCCGAGCGGGTATCGCGCAAGGCCGCATTAAAGCGGAAGAGCCGCTAAGGAGCCTCGTATGTCGCAAGAGACCAAGCCCGTCAGCCCCGCCGTCCAGATCCTCTGCCAGCAGGTCGTCCAGCGTTTCGTGCTGGAGCAGGAGCAGCTGGCCAAGATTGCCTTTGAGACGGACAAGCTGGACCCGGCCGAGGGCTATCGGCTGGACGTGTTCAATGCCGTGTATGTGAAGCCTGAGATTCAGCCGGCGGCCGAGCCGGCCCCTGCTGTCTAACCCCTGATCCCCCGAGTACCCCCATGGCTTACGCTGATGAGATGGCTGCTGCAAACCGACTGAAGAGCCGCGAGGAGCGTTTCGCGGCCCGTAACGCTGTCCGCGCCAAGTATGGCATGGAGGCCGAGAAGCGGAAGCGTGGGGGGCTCGCGGGCGCCTATGACCGCAACAAGGCGATTGTGCAGGCGGCGGCGCCGGTGCTCGCCGGATTGTTGGTGCCGGGGGCTGGCGCTGGGATTGCTGGCGCGGTGACGGGTGGCCTGGCCCGTGGGCTGGACCGGCCCGGACAGGGCGGGATTGGTCTTGACCTTGGGCAGGCTGCGCGTGGGGCCGTGACGGGGTATGGCCTCGGCCAGCTTGGTGGGATGGCTGGCGCGAAGCTCGGGGCCGGGCAGGCCGCTGCGGCGGCCCCTGCGCCTGCGGCAGCCGCACGACCGCTCCCTGAAGGCGTGACGGAGGCCGGGCGACTGGCCTCGGCCAACCCGGCCGAAGCGCGAGAGATGGTCGCTCGGATGGCGGGACCTAGCGGGATGCCGGCGCTTCCCCCTGCTGGGCCGAGCACGACGACGGTGGCGCCGCGTATGCCGGGCGCTGTGACTCCGCCGCCTGTGTCGTCGGCGCCAGCCATTACTCCGACGCCGATGCCAGAGCCCGGCCGGTTGCAGAAGGTGCTGACTGGGCTCGGCAACATCGGCTCTGCGACGATGAGGGGTGCCAAGGAGTACGCCCCCCTAATTCAGGCCACGGCCACCCCATTGGCGGCCGTCATCGGGGGACGGATGGAGCAGGATATTGAGGAGCGGAAGCTCAAGCTCCAGGAAGAGCAGGCCCAGCGCGAGCAGGAGGCGCGGGATCGGTTGGCCCAGCTCCTGATGCCGATGTTCCAGTCCCAGATGGGCCGTGTTGGCACCACCCAGCCCCGAGGCTAACCGATGTCGCAAATCGTAATGAACGAGGATGAATATCGGCGCACCTATGGCACCTCGCCAGCGCCGCAGGAGGCGCCGCGCCAGCTTCAGCCATCGACCAGCAGCTACAGTAACCTCTTCGGCACCACTGGCGCTGGCCAGCAGGGCTCTAGGGCGGGCATCAGCACGATGTTCGGCCAGCAGCCCCGCCCTCGCCAGACCCAAGACCAACAGCCCGCGCAGACCTTCGCCCAGCTCCAGAAGCAGGGCATGGCGCGTCCGGCGCCGGCCGCCCCACAGGGCCAGCCCTTCGCCCAGTTCGGCGGCTCCCAGCAGGCCCAGCAGGCTCGGACGGGGATGCTTGGCGCCCTCCAGCAGCAGCTGGCGCAGCCGACCCGCTTCGATACGCAAGCCTTCCAGCAGATTCGCGGGGCGCAGGCCGCGAACCTCCAGTCGGAGTACGCGGAGCAGCAGCGCCAGCTGAACGAGGATTTGGCGCGGCGTGGGCTGTCGGCGTCTAATATCGCCGGCTCCGGCCTCGGGCGCTTGGCAGGGGCGCAGTCCCGCGCCTTGGCCGACATTGATGTCCAGCTCCTCCAGCAGGCGGCCCAGACGCAGGCCCAGGATCGCCTTGCCGCGATGCAGGCGGCCAGCCAGTTCGCCGAGCTGGCGGGGGCGCAGGACTTGGCCCAGTTCGAGGCCAACCGCGTGGCGCAGGCGGCCGAGTTCCAGCAGGGCTTGCAGGCCGCCCAGTTCGGCCAGCAGCAGACCGAGTTCGAGCGCGGGCAGGCATTGGCCGCCGCGCAGGCGCAGCAGGCGGGTGGGTTCCAGGAGATGGAGCTGGGGCTTCGGCAGGCGCTGGGCTTGGGTGAACTAGGGCTGTCCGAGCGTCGGCAGGCGGCGCAGGAGCAGCAGTTCGGGCAGACGCTGGCCGAGCAGACAGCGGCCCGTCTCCAGCAGGCCGGGTTCTCTGGCCGCGAGCTGGACCTCCGCGCCCAGCAGCTCCAGCAGGAGGCCGCGACGCAGGGCCGCCAGCTGACCATTGAAGAGGCGCGGCTACAGGCCCAGCAGCAGCAGTTCGCGGCGACACAGGCCCAGCAGGCCGCCCAGTTCGGGGTCACGACAGAGCTGGAGCGCGAGCGGTTGGCGGCCCAGCAGGCGCAGTTCGGCGAACAGCTCGGGTTCAACCGCGAGGAGTTGGCGCTGCGAGGCGACCTTGGTCGTGGCGAGCAGACGCTCGCGCAGGCCCGGCTGGCGCAGGAAGGCCGACTGGAAGAGGCGCGGCAGGGCATCCAGCTCAAGGAGCTGGGGCAGCGTGAGGCGCAGTTCCAGTCCACCCTCGGGGCGGAGGAACAGCGGTTCGTCCGCACCCTCAAGGAGCAGCAGGATGCGCGGCTCCAACAGCTCGGTATCTCGACGCGCCAGCTGGACCTCGATGCCACGCGCATCAAGCAGGACGCGGAGTTGCAGGGCCGCTCGCTCACCTTGCAGGAAGCCCGTGACGCGGCCGAGGTGGACTACCGGGCGCAGACCCTCCAGCAGCAGGCGGCCTTGCAGGGTCGGTCGCTGGACATCGAGCAGGCACGGAACGAGGCGACGATTGGCCTCCAGCGCGATCAGCTGACGACCGAAGAGGCGCTGCGCCGTGAGGGCATCGCCGTGGACCGTGAGCGCTTGACGGCGGCTCAGAAGCAGTTCGACGCTGACATCAAGCTCCGCGAGACGCTGGGGATGGGCGAGCTCACGGGGCAGGTTGGGGGCAAGGACACTCTCGCCGCCCAGCAGCAGGCGTTCAACCAGCAGCAGCAGCAGAACCAGCTCTTCATCCAGCTGGCCGGCATCTTGGCGCAGTCCGGCTCGACCGGCACGGCAGGCTTCCTGAACCAGCTGATGAAGGCGCTGGGGGTGCCGAACGCCAACATCGGTGGCCAGGATGAAACGGCTGATGACAAGGAAATGGAGCGTAAGCGCGGCAAGGACGCGGGTGGCCCCAAGGATGATACGGGTGGCGCCCCCGGCGGTGGCGATACCGGCGCCCCTGGCGGCAAGAAGTCTGGCACCAAGTAACCCACCACTCGACACTTTGAGGACATGAACCAATGGCACGACGTGGTGTGATGACGGCCTTGCAGGCGGCCCTGGCGGGGATCGGGGGCGCGGCGGGCGGCTATGTGCAGATGGAAGAGCGCAAGCGCAAGCAGCAGATGGAGGACGAGGAGCGCAAGCGTCGTCAGGCGCTCGAAGAGGCTGGCATCCGAGCCGAGCAGCGGGACATCCTGCGCTCAGGTGGGACGCAGATTGCCGGCATGGGCGAGGAGGTCGCTGGCCCCGTGCCGAGCGCCATCCCGCTGTCTGGGGTCGGCAACGCCTTTGCCGCCGCAGAGCAGGCCGGTGGCCCGGCCAGCAGCCGTGGCGCCATGCGGCAGACGGTGGGCGGGCAGACGTTTATGCTCCCCAGTGCCGCCGAGACGCGGGCCGCTGCCCTCGCCAACGCACTGGAGTCGGCGCGAGCGGAGCGTGGGGTGCTGGAAGAGTTCAAGACAGCTGATACGCTCAAGGAGGAGCGCAAGGCGTTCAATGTGCTCAAGAAGGCTGGGAAGGTGAAGGGCGAGTTTGATCCTGAATATGGGCGCTACACCGCGGATGAGAGGGAATATCGTGCCATCCGTGAGAGCCTCGCAACGCGAGCCGGAGCTGACGAGGGAGATCGTGTTCAGCGACTGGTCGAATCTACCATCGCCACGATGGTGCGCGAGGGCAAGCCTGGCTATGCTGGGTCACGCACAGCATATGACGCAGATGAGCTGAAGGCGGCGGCAAGGCAGATTCGTGAAGCGGCTACCATGGGGACTGCCGTGGCCGCCGATACGAAGGGCGGATTAGATACGACTGGCACTGGGTCTCCCGTGCGGCAAAAGGCTTCGCAAGATAGCGCCATCCCCGATACGCTCGGTAGGCTTGGCATAGATTTTAGTGACCAGGCTTATGCGGATACGTTGAAGGCGACCCAGAAAGCGCCGCCGCAGGCTTCTTCGGCCGCTCCGCGTGCAGCCGAGCCCGCGCGTCCGAGACTGAGCGCGGCCCGGCAGCGGACGTCGGATTCCCTCGTGCGGCAGCGGGATCAGTTGCAGGCGGCGCTTCAGGAAGTCGAGTCGTCTGGCCGGTTCGGTAGTTCCATCGACAAGCTAAACATGCGGAGCCAGTTGGCGACGATTGAGCGCCAGCTCCGCAACTTCGGGTTGTAAGCCCCATGTCAGGCTTAGGCATCAACTTCACGCGCTATGATCAGGACGCCGGCTATCGGTCGTTCGTTGATGGTAATGCCGCCAAGCTCGGCATGAACCTTCAGCGGTATCGGACGGATAGCGGCTATCAGGCGTTCGTCAATCGGCAGTACGACCGCCTCCGCACGGCCACTGCCGAGCCGGAGCCGGTGAAGGCGCCAGCTCCGCCAGCAGAGGAGGGGCGCGGTGCCATCGAGGAGTTTGGTCGCGGCGTGGCGTCTGGCCTGTCAAAAGCCGGGACGTCGCTGATTGGTGGCGCGGGGTATCTCGGAGAGAAGCTCGGCGCCGAAGACAATGTGCTTCAGCGTTTTGCCCGTGAGCAAGAGGCATTGGCGCAGGAGTTCTACGATCCGCGAGGGACGGCGGGCAAGGTTGGTCAGTTTGCCGGGCAGGCGCTGGGCGGGATAGCCACGGGGATTGGCACGGCCGGCACGGCGGGCCGCGTCATTGGTGGCTTCGCGCCACGGGCCGCCGCTGCGTTGCGCGGAGCCGCCCCCATGGGTCAGCGCGTGCTGGCGCAGACCGCCGTTAATGCGCCGGTCGATGTGTTGCAGGGCCTGAGCGAGCAGGGGGGTGGGATGGTCCTCCCCGGCCGGGCGGGTGCCGTGGCAGAGAACCTCCTGTTCTCGGCGGTGGGTGGCGCCGTCCCTGGACGTCAGGCGGCGAAGGCCGCTGAGGTGCCTGCTGCGCCGCTCAAGGAGGGTGTGGAGGCGACGGGCCGTCAGCTTGACGCACAGACGGCACGGATTGCGCGGGCGGGCGAAGTCCCCGCCAACGTGACGCCGGAAGACTATATCAACGTCGCGCGGTTCAGTGATGACCCAGATGTGCAGCGCCGGCTCCTGACAGCCACGCAGCGAGCCGTCGAGGAGACAGATATCGCAGGCCGACTCCCGGCGCGTCCGGGGGAGAAGCTCGGCCGACTGGAAACGCCAGAGACCTTCCTCGACCTGCGGGATCGTGTCGCCAAGGAGATGGGCATCTCGCCGGCCGAGGTTATGGTGCGGACCAAGAACGGCGAGCGCATCGGCCGTGACGACCTGTTGCGCGTCCGCACGGCGCTCAAGCAGGTGCTGGCTGAAGAGAATGAGCTGTACAAGCGCCTCACCGCCGGCGCGTTTGAGAGTGCGGAGGATGCCGCGACGTCGCGGGTGGTGTTGGAGCGGCTCCAGAAGGAGTCGAACGGCCTCATCAATGTCATCGCCAAGCAGGGTACGATGACCGCCCAAGACCTGTCAGCGATGCGGATGTCGGCACTAGAGACGGCAGACCCATCGGTCTGGCTGGGACGCTTGCAGAACCTAGCCAAGCGCACGCTGTCGGACGCGGAGCGAGCCGCTATCTACAAGGCAGCGGACGAGAAGGACCTCGACACGCTCATGCGCCTGGGGCGGGATGTGCAGAAGGCGACGTTTGGCGAGAAGGTGGCCGCTATCTTCCGCGCCAACCTCCTGACCAATCCGAAGACGCACATCATCAACATGACCGGCAACGTCGGCATGCGTGGACTGGAGACGGCCAAGGATGTGCCAGCCGCCTTCTTTGATGCACTCCTGAGCCGCGTGACGGGCCAGCGCACCAAGGACCTCGACCTATCCGATCTGGCGACGATGGGCATGAAGGGGGCCAAGCAGGGCGTCATCGATGCACTGGATGTCTTGCGCCGGGGCGAGGTCGACCTGTCCAAGATGGACATCCCGCGCCAGGTCAACTTCGATTCGCCCATCGCCAACGCCTACTTTCAGGGCGTGATGCGAAGCCTCGCGGCGGAAGACAAGTTCTTCCGTACCGTGGCCTATACGCGCTCGCTGGAAGAGCAGGCGCGTATCCTAGCCAAGGCGCGTGGCCTGAAGGGTGCGGCGCTGGCCGACGAAGTGCAGACGCTGGTCCGCAAGCCGTCAGCGCAGATGGAGGCGCAGGCGATGCTCGATGCGGATGTGTCGACGTTCCGGCAGGATTCGGACTTGGCGCAGGCTGCCTCGGGTGCCCGCGAGAGCTTGGGCAAGGTGATGCAGCGCTTCGGCATCTCGAAGGAAGCGGCGTCGCTGGTGATGCCCTTCGTCAAAACGCCGGCCAACATCGCCTCGACCATCATCGACTATAGCCCGATTGGCGGCATCCGTCCGCTGATTAACCTCTCGCAGATGATTAGCAAAGGCGCGCCGAACGCCGCGCTTCAGAAGCGCATCGTCGAAGGCCTCGGTCGGTCATCGGTCGGGACGGCCGCCATCGCGGCGGGCTACCTCCTAGCGAAGAACGACCGGATGAGCGGCTTCTATCCGTCGGACCAGAAAACGCGCCAGCAGTGGGAGTTAACTGGCCGCACCGAAGGCAGCGCCAAGATTGGGAACGACTGGGTGCAGATCAATCGCCTGTCGCCGTTCGGCAACCTGATGACCATCGGCGCGGCGATGCACCAGCTGGAACAGGAGGACCCGGATGTGGCTGCGCTCGTGGTGGGGGCGGCGACCGCCCCGGCCAGCGCGGTGTATGACCTGCCGATGGTGTCGGGCGTGCGCGATCTGATTGAAATCTTCCGGCCCAGTGCCGCCGGGCGACGTGGTGAGGCGGCGACCAAGTACCTCGGCCGGATGGCCCAGGGCTTCATCCCCGCGTCGGGCTTGGTGCGTGGCGTGGCGCGCGGGATGGACGAGACGGTGCGCCAGACCCGGACAGGAGAGGGGACGAGCGTCGGCCGCATGATACAGTCTGGCTTGCCGGGCGCTTCCGCGCAGTTGCCAGAGCGTCTGACGGCGCTGGGTGAACCACTCCAGCGGCAGGGCGGGCTGCTTCAGTCGCTCCTCAGCCCGGTACAGACGAGCCGCGTAAAGACGGCCACTGACCCACTGCTTCGTGAAATTGAGCGGACGGGTGCGGTCCCGACGGCGCTGGCACAGCGCAAGGGCGAGAGCGATGCTACGTTCGCTGAGCGCCAGCGCACGACTGGCGGAGTGATTCGGCAGGTGCTTTCCGATGTCACGCAGAATCAGCAGTACCGGGACATCCAGCGGATGAACCCAATGGAAATCCGGCAGATTCTCGCCTCGAAGCGCATCGACACCTCAAAGATGGATGACGCGCAGGTTCGCACGCGCTTCCAGCGATACGTCCTCGATGACGTTATTAGTCGCGTGAAGGGCGATGTCGGCAAGTCCTTTCCTGCTCCCTTTCCCGAAGTCATCGTCCCATGACCGACCATACCGCCCCCTTCGCCATCGCCCTCATCACCGGCGCCAGCTCAACCGTGATTCAGTCTACCAACGCCGCCCCCGCTATCTCCCTACTCGTGCCCATCATCTCCGCCTTGGTCGGCGGGGCCTTGAGCTATGGCATCCTGCGCGGGACCGTGCAGAGTATGGAGCGGGACGTGGCGCAGATGCGGCAGGACCTGGGCCAAGTGTTCAACTTGATTCGCGACGCCTCCGACCGGGTCGCCCGGATTGAGGGGAAGCTTGATGCCTAAGGGCACCCTGCTCCGCACCAAAGACGGCGACCTCGACCTGCTTTGGGTGCTTTTGGGTGTGCATTTGGTGCTGGGCGCGGGACTGACCGTCGTCGGCGCGATGGGTGGTGGGCCAGCGTTCATCGTGGCGGTGAGCAACAACATCGTCTCGGTGCTCATCTTGGCCATCATCAAGGTGCCCATCGACCGTGCCCGACTGCTGGCCCCTGCGCTGAAGGAGGGAGTCGGCTCGCTCAACCCACCCTTCCCCGGCATGGACCGTGACGAAGACTGACTGGGTCTTGTCGCCGCACCACAACGAGCGGAAGGGCCGCATCCAGCTCATCGTGCTCCACTGCGATGCGAGCCCCAGCGAGAAGGCCACACTGCACTGGCTGGCCAACCCGGCCAGCAAGGTCAGCTATCATGCGCTGGTCCACCGCGACGGCTGGGTCTCGCGGATCGTGCCGGACGAGCGCCGGGCCTGGCATGCCGGGAAGAGCCAGTGGTGCGGACAGACGGATGTGAACAGCATCAGCCTGGGGCTGGCGTTCGCCAATCGGCATGACGGGAAGGAGCCGCTGACGCAGGCCCAGCTTGACATCGCGCAGGCGGTGGTGCAGTATTGGCGGCAGCGGTACGACATCATCGAGGTGGTGGGCCACCGGGATGTCGCGCCGCGTCGCAAGACTGACCCCTACTTGGCTCCCCATTTCCGGCTGGAGGATTATGCCTAGTTCGCGCGACCTACGGTTTCTCTTGGCCGCTGGTGCACTGATTGCACTAGCGGCGTTTTTCGTCTCTGCGCGGGACGCGCACGGCTTACGGAGGGAGCTGACCATGGAACGCCAGAAGGCCACCGCCGAGTTCCTCAAGTATAGTGACGCCAAGGCGCAGATGGACGGCACCATGGTCATGGCCCAGCAGGAGGCCAGAGCGCTGAAGCGATCGCTGGACGAGATGGGCGTCCGGCTAACCCGCACCCAGCGCAAGGTCAAGACCGTCCCGCCCCTTCAGGACACCACCGCCCAGCGGATTGTGACCCACCTCACCATGGAGCTGGACACCATCCAGACCGCCTATGTCGCCGTGGTGGCCGAGCTGGACACCCTGAACCGGGCGCTGGTGGCGGAGCGGAAAGCCACCCGAGCGCTGGCCAGGGCCGCTGACTCGACCATCGCGGCCCAGAAGGCCCTGATAACGGCCCTAGAAGCCCCCCAGAAGCCCTGTACGGTGCTGGGGGTACCCTGCCCTACCCCCACGCAAGCCGCGCTGGGAGGATTGATCCTGGGCCTTTTCGTGGGGGTGCTCAGATGAAGCAGGCATGGACGCAGTCGGAGGTCGATTCGGCGCTGGACCTGGTCCGGGCGCATGGAGCGGAGGGGTTTGCCCGCCACGCCAAGGCCACGGGGCGGAAGACCGAGGCCGTCCGCATGCACCTCCAGCGGGAGCATCGGGACGCCTGGCGCGATGCCATGCAGGTGTACAAGCTCTCGGCCGTGGACCGGGCGGTCAACAAGGTCATCGAGATTAACGAGCAGAAGGCGACACAGATCGAGGACTTCTGGGACCGCTTCCGGCCCGTGACCGTGACCCCGCCCCCCAAGCGGTCGGCCAAGACCGCCGAGGCTGGGGTCACCGTGGTGGCCTCCGACTTCCACTTCCCGCTCCAGGACGACGCGGCGGTCAGCATCTTCTTGGAGACGGTGCGGCGCCTCAAGCCGGAGCGGGTCATCCTCAACGGCGACCTCCCCGACCTCTTGGCGCTCTCCCGCTACCCCAAGGACGTGCGGCATGTCTGGGGCCTCAAGGACGAGGCGGAGACGTATAGCAAGTTCCTGTACGAGCTGGAGCAGGTGCTGCCCAAGGACGCCCAACTCATCGAGATTGACGCCAACCACTCGGGGAATGGCACCGAGTCCCGCTGGTGGCGCTACCTCTCCGAGCGCATCCCGGAACTCTTGCAGCACCCCCGCGCCATGACGGAGATGACCTACCAGCGCTGGTGGCACCCGGACTGGAGCCGGATCGAGATGCTGCCGGAGATCGTCCTGCATGACGACCTGCTGGTCACGCACGGCGATATGGCGCGGAAGTGGGGCGGCTACACGGCCAAGGCCCACAGTGAGCGCTACGTCAACTCCGTGATGCACGGACACACGCACCGCATGGGGAGCCATGTCCGGCGCGTGCCGGCCGTGGGTCTCCGGGGGGAGCAGGTCATCCGCGCCTACGAGATTGGGTGCATGTGCCAGCTCAACCCCGGCTACACGGCGGTGCCAGATTGGTCGCAGGGCTTCGCGGTCGTGGTGGGGGCAGGGTCCTCCTACGCCGTGGAGCTGGTCAATATCATCGAGGGCCGTGCGACCGTGGCCGCCCTCGCTACCACCATCGAGGGTTAAGTATGGCAGCCAAGAAGCGTACCCCCGACGCCGCCCGCGTCGAGAAGTTCCTGGACGACCTCCGCTCGCAGATGCCGACCAACCCCATCAAGCCGTCGGCGGGCGAGCAGCTCCTCGTGACCGCCAGCGCCCTGCTCGTGCAGGCCGTGCTCTTCGGCACCGCGCTGGGGCTGGGGCTTCGGATCGTCCGCTTCATCGCTGGGTTCTAAGCGGTGGCGCGGCGGTGGCCTGCGATTCCGCGCCGGATTGATGGGCTGGCTGGGCCACTCAAGGTCAGCCAGCGCCGTGGCGCACTCAAGGCGCCCGATGGGGAAGATTGCTGGGGGCTCTACCTCCCGCCCAAGCGCACGATTGCCTTGGCGGGTGGGATGCCCCCCGCGCTCCGCTGGCACACCCTCTTCCACGAGTGGGCGCATGCGTGGCTGATCGACGCCGGCCTCCCCAACCTCCTCCACGGCGCCAACGACGCGGAGCTGGAACGGAACGTCGAGGTGGTGTGTGACACCCTGGCCACGGCCATGACCCGCGCCATGGCCAAGCACCTCAAGCTGGACCCGAAAGAGAAGTAGCCCATAACAGGTATATATGTACCCGTTATTGGGACATATGTCACATAATGGGTAAGTATATACCCGCTATCCAAGACCCTCACCCCTCGCCGGGGTGGGGGTTTTGTGCATCTCTTGACTTATGGCGGGACATTGACTATCCTCCTGGTGCGGAACAGTCCGCATTTCACTCCTTTCAGGGAGACACCGTATGCCGTTTCACAAGTTGGCGGATGGGCCTATCACGATGGTGGTGGGCGGGATCAAGGCGGCCGAGGGCAAGTTCGGGCCGCAGATGGTCTTCACCTCGGACAGCGGGGTGGACGTCTTCATCTCCGAGCTGTCGGGCGCGAAGGGGCTGGCCAGGCTCAACCTGACGCCGGAGTCGGCGATCGGCGAGACGCTGACCTTCGAGCAGATTCGGAAGGATGGCAAGACCTTCACGAACATCAACAAGGGCGGGGTGGTCGGCGCGGTGTCGGCCCCGGCGACCCGCACTACCTCGACGGCGGCACCCTCCGCGCTCTCGTTCGAGGACGCGGTCGAGCTGTATGGCCGCTGCGTGGAGGCCGCGCTGAACCAGCTGGCCAAGCGCTGTGAGCTGTCGGAAATCCCCGTGGATGCCTCGGCCATTCAGGCCGCTGCCGCCACACTCTTCATCGCCACGAAGGGCCGTTAACCCGAGCTAACCCATCACCCCAGAGGAGGAGACTATGGCGACCCTGACGCACCCCACCGTCGAGCGCGAGCAGTACGAGGAGCTACTGGCTGAGGTCCGTGGCCTGCGCGACATCATCACCAAGATGGAGCAGTGGTGCCTGATGCTCGACGTGGACCTGACGCAGCTACAAGACAACCTGCGGAAGGCCCGTGGCTAACATCACCAACCTCCACGGTCTGCCCGATGCCCTCGTGCGGGCCGTGGAGAACGACCCCTACGACAGCGGCGGCGCCGACATCAGCGTCACCAAGCTCATCGACAGCCCACAGATCAACGTGCTCCGCAAGGCGCACGAGCATGAGATCACGGTCGATGTGACCGACATGATCCCGGCCCTGATGGGGCAGGCCATCCACCTGATTCTGGAGCGGGCGGCCCTCCCCGGCGCGATGCTGGAGCATCGGTTCTTTGCCGACGTGCAGGGCTGGAAGGTGTCGGGGCAGGCCGACTGGCTCCATCCGCAGGCGCGGGTGCTTATCGACTACAAGGTCACGACTGTCTACAAGGCCAAGGGCGATGAGAAGTGGGACAAGCAGCTCAACGTCCTGCGCTGGCTGGCTTTGCAGAACAACGTCGAGGTCGACACGGCGTATATCTGTGCCATCTACCGCGACTGGATGCCGAGCAAGGCGGCCACGGAGAGCGGCTACCCGTCCGCCCGCGCCCAGCTCATCCCCATCCCGCTCTGGCCGATGGGCGAGACGAAGGCGTATGTCACGCGGCAGGTGACGGCCCACCAGCAGGCGGCCTTGGGGCAGCGGGTCCTCTGCACGGATGAGGAGCGCTGGATGACCCCGGCCAAGTGGGCGCTGATGCAGCATGGCCGGAAGCGCGCGATCCGGCTCTACGACACGGAGCCCAAGCTCTCGCGCTTGCCGGAGGACCAGTACGTCGAGTACCGGCCCGGCACCTACAACCGCTGTCAGAAGTATTGCGACGTGGCCCAGTGGTGTACCCAGTGGGCCGAAACCCACCACGATACGAGTGAGGAGGCAGAATGATTACGATGATTGACAAGCGAGCCTACACCGGAGCGGTGCGCTCCTCTGTTGTACGGCATCTCGCGCAGAAGCCCGACGATTTGTTTGGGATTCAGGCGGTGGTCGGATACGACATCGGCGCATCCGACGAGCAGGTGCGGTATGCGGTGCGCGTCTTGCGGATGGATGGACATGTGGGGTATGACAAGACGCACAGATGGTATTATCTCATCTCTATGCCAGGAGTGGAGGCGGAATGAAAGTTCGACGCACGCATGCCGAGAAGCGCGAGATGGTCGAGCGCTTGTATGTGACCGAGGGCCTGTCCATCCGCCAGGTGGCCGAGCGGATGGGGGTGACCTTCCAAGCCGTCCAGTCGATGCTCGCCCGGCGCGGCATCCCGAGGCGGGCCCGTGGCGGCAACCAAGGGAGCCACTCCCGGCACCGCTCGTAGCACGGCTGTACTACACTGTATGACACTTACCCCCAGAGGAGACGATGGACGAACGGACAGAGCAGATCATTGACGCGCTGGAGTACCGCGTGGCGCAGCTGGAAGACCGCCTCTACCGAGAGGCCAACGACACGGACAAGCGGGCGCTCCGGCACCGGCGGTCGGTGTATTACAAGGTGATTAACGAGGGCGCCCATGCCTAACCTGTCCATCATCCCCGCGCAGGCGGTGATGGATCGGGACCTGACGGCCACGCACCTCCGGGTGCTGTGTGCCATCGGCCTCCACACCAACAAGCTGGGAGGCGGGGTCTGGACAAGCCTGAACACCCTGGCCGACGAGGCAGGGGTGAGCCGGAGCACGGTCAAGCGGGCCTGCGAGGAGCTGGAGACCCGTGGCTACCTCCGCCGCACCGAACGCCCCGGCACCACACACCTGTACGAGGTGGTGCTGGACCCAGGTCATCTAGGTGAACCGGGGGTCAGTTCATCTGGACGACCTGGGGGTCAGGTCATAGCTGTGACCCCCAAACGACCCAAGAGAACGACCCCACCTAACGTCTATAGCGCAGAAGAGCAAGAAATCGTCGATGCGCTGTGGAAGGTGTACCCCAAACGGCCGGAGCCGCCCCCCTTCATCCCGGTGCGGAACGCCGCGCTGACGCTCCTCCGATCGGGGGTGAGCGGTGAACGTCTGGTGCGGGCCGCACACCGGTACGCCACGCAGTGTGCGCTGAATCAGGTGGACCCCAAGTATGTGAAGAGTCTGCACCGATTCTTGACAGATGGCGCGTGGGAGGTGTATGATGTCAAGACCGTGCATGGCCGGACGCGCGAGGAGTGGGCGCGGTCGGGGCAGGATGTCTTGGAGTTTGACCGCTTACTAGAGGAGGCGAGATGAACATCGACCGAAGCGATTTTTTGCATCTATCTTCAACACAGCATCGACGTACCGTGACAATCCAGACGCCATTCTTGGGCGCTACCGCTAGCCAACTATTGCGTGAACTTGAGTTGCTGGCTCTGGCGATGGGATACACGGAAAAGGAATGGCGCGAAGCCATGCTTGACGCTACTTCACCCGAAGCATCGGAGGCGCCATGAAGACGACCCGGAGTATCCCCTGCCCGCGCTGCGAAGGCGAGGGGGAGATCACGCAGGTGAACGGCGTGACCGTGTACTGCCCCACCTGCTTGGGGCTCCGCCGCGTGGAGGAGCAGATGCCTCCTGGCGTGGCGCTGGAGGAGGACGGCTGGTACCGCGATCCCCAACCCGCCCGATTGGGGAGGAGTGCGATATGATGGACAACGAAGATTTCATCGAACTGCCGGTCGATAGCTGGACTATAGTTCGCAGTAGCAAATTGACCGAGCTTGAGCGTGAGGCAGACCAAGCAAAAGCCGCCCTCGCCGCGCAGTCCGGCTATGCCGAGAACGAGGCACAGGCGGACCTGCAAGCCGCCCTCATCGCGCAATACGATGCGATTAAAGCGGCGGTGATGAACGCACCATTGGTCATTCGACTCGATACGCATGCAATGTATACCACTATCCTTGACGCCATCGCCAAGCACGACCCACGCAAGGTGGCGGAATGACGGACAGCGAACTGATAGTCTCTGGCAATCACGCTATCGTCAGCGGCACCCGCAAAATCTCTGGCGAGATTCACGACCTTATCTCTTACCTTGTGCAAATGAACGAATATCTCACCCACTTTGTGATTGAGGCAGACGAACGCGGTGGTGTTGAAATGCGGTTTGAGCATCCGCGTGCAATGCGTGTTGTCAACATTGACTTACGCAAGGGGGCTGAATGAGATGGCGCTGTGAGACCGAGGAACCCAAGTCCATCGCGGACCTGCAAGCCGAGGAGCCGGTGGTCGAGTGGCGCGATGTCTACAAGGGCAGCCGTATCGATCACCGCTTCTACCCCCACCACTATGCGCGGGTGCTGGTCGCTCGCGGCACGAGGAGTGCGTATGAGCCAGTCCAGTCCTGAGTTCAAGGCGCTGATGGCCAAGTTGCGCGAAATCTGGGCCGAGCAGAACCAGGTACGCCAAGACTACCTGCTCCGCGAGCTGGAAGCCCTCATCTACCGCTATCAGGAGACGCTGCGTGGCCCACAACGTTGACCTCCCGCGCCATCGCTACTGCTTCGTCATCGAGGCAGCGGTCATCCACGGTGGCAGCCAGGAGAAGACCCTGCCCTGCGTCTGGTGGGGGATGAGTGCGACGCCGGGCCGCATGTTCGGGTGCCATATCCTGCTGGAGTCCGGCGCGATGGTGGTCGATCTCCCGCTCCATGCGCTCCGGCACAAGGCCGATGCCACCCAGCGCCGGATGCCGTGGGAGGCCCAGCGCTGGAACGCCTATGGCTGGTCGCTGGAGACGTATGAGCCGGCGTACCTGACGGACTGCAACTGCCAGGTGCTGGCGGAGGATCATGCCGAGGTGGTGGGGAAGGGCACGCTCTGGTTCTGCGTGGACCATGTGCGGGATGGCTACTCGCTGGAGCCGGGGCAGCACAAGATCCACTGGATTGTCGCGCTCGCGGACGGGAGCTTCACCTGTGTGCCGCAGGACATGGTGCTGGTGCAGGAGCATAGCTTCACCAAGTACGCGGGCATCCCCCGCATCAAACGGCAGACACAAGTCTGGAGCTGTGAATGACCGACGCGGAAGTCGTTGACGTCTTGATCGCCGCCTTCGATGCGAAGCGGTGGGCGGACATGGTGGCCATCACCGATGCGTGGATCGCCGAGCGGGGGCAGTTGCCGGCCACGGCGGCCCACTTCCGGGCAGCGGGGTTGCAGGGGGTGGGACGCTTCGAGGAGGCGGTGCAGTGGGCGGAGGCGGCGGTGAAAGCCATCCCCGCCCCCAAGCATGCGCTCGATCCGAGTGCGGTGCCGCACTACTCCGCGCTCTCCTCGCTCGGCCAGGCACTGGCCACGGCGGGCCGGACGGATGACGCGATGCGGGCGTTGCGGCGGGCGCTGCGGGTGCCGGTCCTGAACCCTGCCTCGGTCGCCTCGCAGGCCCACCTCCGGCTTGCCATCAAGCCGAAGCAGTGGCGCAAGGCATGGCGCCAGCACGAGGCGCGGCTTGATGATGTGCGGAGCCCAGCGGCCCGCTTCCCCGGTATCCCCCTCTGGGATGGTGGCCCAACGGACCAGCCCGTCGTGGTCTGCCACGAGCAGGGGATCGGCGACGCGGTGCTGGTTGCCCGCTGGCTGCCGTGGGTCGCCGAGCGCTCGGGGCATCCGGTGCACTGGGTCGGCGAGCCGCTCTTCCACCGCTACATGGCCGCGATGCCGGGCGTGGGGCAGGCGACGACAGGGGAGGGGACGTTCCAGGTGGATGACCAGGGCACGGTCTCACTGATCAATGGCGGGTGCTACGTCCGCGCCATGTCGCTCCCGATGCTGGCCGACTGCACCTTCGAGACGGTGCCTGCCCCACTGGCGCCGGCCGTCACCCGCGAGCCGCTGACGCCAGAGCGCCCGATTCGGGTGGGCGTGTGCTGGCAGGGGAACGCGGGCGCCTTCCACAACTTTGACCGCTCGATTGACCCCGCGCTGGCGGCGCTGCTGTGGACGGACCTGCCCGGCGTCGAGTGGGTCTCGCTCCAGCATGGCGTGACGCCACCCGAGGGGGCGCCGTTCGAGGCGATGCCGGCGGGGGACCTCTTGGATTCCTTGCATCAGGTGGCGCGGTGTGATATTGTGGTCACCGTGGACACGAGCATCTTGCACCTGGCGGGGAGCGCCAACATCCCGACCATCGTGCTCCCGCCGATGACCGTGGACTGGCGCTACACGGGCTGGCCGAGTAGCCCGACGACCGTCTGGTACCCCAGTGTCGCCGTCATCCGGCGCGAGGGGGCCAGGGGAGTCGAGGCCCAGGTGCGAGCGGCGCGGATGGTGCTGGACATGCTACTGACACAGCTTAGGAGGACCGAATGAGTAACGGGAAGGGTAGTGCACGACGCCCTGCCGCCGTTTCAGAGGCGGAATGGCAGGCGAACTGGGAACGCATCTTCAGAGGAGAGGATAAGCACGATGCAAACGATGGATCGGCGTGGTGTGCTGGTGCAGGCCCTCAGGAACCGCCCCGGCAGCAAGAAGACGGGGAAGACCCTAGCCTTCACATGCCCCAGGCATAACGACGGGACCGCTAGCGCGTGGTTGGGTGACCATCAGTGGGGGTGTTCGGCGTGCGGCTTCACGGAGCACTTCGACACCCTCGCTGAGGCGCTCGGGGTGAGCCTGCCCGAAGAGAAGGCGTCGCGGGGCTTGAGCCTCGTGGAGTATGCGGAACGGAAGGGCCTGAACCTCGACACACTCTACGCCGCTGGCGTAGAAGAGCGGGTCGGCAAGTTCGGTGATGCGCTGGTGGCCATCCCGTATCGGGACGCCGAGGGGCGCGTCATTCGCACCAAGCTCCGCACCCGCACCGGCACCTTCTGGGACAAGGACGGCACTGGCGCTCCGCTCTATGGGCAGGATGTGCTGGCGAAGACGCCGAAGGAAGTGCCCGTCCTCATCGTCGAGGGCGAGAGTGACTGTCACGCGGGATGGCAGCACGGGCTCTGCGTGGTCGGGCTTCCCGGCGCTTCGCAGTGGCGCACCGAGTATGCGCCCTTGCTGCAAGGCCGCACGGTCTACGTCTGGCAGGAGCCGGATGAGGGTGGGGCGACGCTAGTCAGCGCGGTGGCGAAGGACATGCCCAAGGCGCGAGTGATTCGGGAGGTCTCGATTGACGGCACCCCCGTCAAGGACCTCTGCGATCTCCACCAGCGCGTGGACCGCGTGGCGTTCGAGGCGCAGATGCTCTCGCTCTTCGACCACGCCACGCCCATCGGCGCCGAGGGCCCGAGCGTCACGTTCGATTCGCTCTCCGGCGATACGCTCCAGCAGATACTCGATGAGAAGCTGGCGCCCATCGACGCGGTGCCGACGATGCTCCCCGGCTGGAACGGCCTCTGCCATGGCGGGGGCGGCGGGGTTGGCTTGGCGCGGGGCTGGTTCATCACCATCGGCGCCAACACCGGCACGGGCAAGTCGTTGATTGGCCTCAACTTAGCGCACACCGCCGTCACGCATGGCGAGGTGGTCACGTTCCTGTCGCTGGAGATGGGGCGCTCGGAGCTGGCGACCCGCTACCTCGCCATCGCGTCGGGGTTGCCTGTGGTGCAGCTGGAACAGGGCGCCCACTTCAATCCCGATACGTTCAAGCGGGCCTCGGCGCAGCTGAACGGGATTCGGGAGATGAGCGGGGGGCATGTGCTGATGAACCGCCGGCCCCTCTCCAAGCTGTCCGATGTCGTGGCCTGCATCAAGTACTATCACGAGGTGCACGGCTCCAAGTATTTCATCGTGGACTACTTGCAGCTGGCGTGGACGGCGAATAGCAGTAGCATCCACGACCGGATGGAGGTGGTCGCGCACCAGCTCCGGGACCTGACGCATACCCTGAACGTCACGATGATCGGCCTCTCGCAGTTCAACCGCCAGACGTCAGCGGCACGGGCCGAGCGTCCGACCGCGCAGGGGTTGATGGGTGGCTCGGCGATCGAGAACGACAGCCATCAGGTGCTCCTCTTCGATCACTCTAGATTCGAGCGGCAGGGGCAGACGGCGAACACCTGGCTCATCATCGACAAGAACCGCCACGGGGCGGTGACGGACATCCCCGTGCAATGGGACTACACGAATCTGCGGCTCTTGCCGCGCAGTCAGACCATCGAGGAGCAGGAAAACGAACACGGACGACTCACTCGCTACGGGAGGATGCGCTGATGGACTTGACCTTCGTTGAGCTGTTCGCTGGCGTAGGCGGCTTGAGCTTAGGACTCGAACGAGCGGGCTGGCGGTGTGCGGGCCACGCGGAGTGGGACGACCATCCCCGCGCCGTGCTCCGCAAGCAGTGGCCGCACGTCCCGCTGTGGGGCGATGTGTCGAAGTTGAACGGACATGACATCGTGCAGGAGGTCGGGCCGTTCACGATGCTGACCTTCGGCGCCCCGTGCCAAGACTTCTCCATCGCGGGGAAGCGGGATGGGATGGATGGCGAGCGATCGGTACTCGTGCTTGATGCGCTCCGCATCTGGGAAGAGTCGGGGGCACCGCTGGCGCTGTATGAGAACGTCGTAGGTATGTTATCCTCAAACCAAGGAGCCGATTTTGCCAGTATCCTTTCCGTATTCGTCGGAGACTCTGTCGCTGTTCCCGCCCGAGGATGGAAGGGCGGCGGAGGTATCGTGCGTGGTCGTCGCGGAGTCGCCGCGTGGCGGGTACTGGACGCTCAGTACTTCGGGGTACCGCAGCGCCGCCGCCGCGTCTTTGTCCTCGGTACTCGTGACCCCCGCGTCGATCCCGCCCAAGTACTATCTCTCCTCGAAGGCGTGTCAGGGCATCCTGCGCCGCGCCGAGCGACGCCACAAGCCGCTCCCGCCGATGCTGGAGCAGGCCTTGCGCTCACGTTTGACGCCCGAGGGAACGGCGAGGGCGTTGACGACAACGCCCTTACAGGCGACCACAACAACCGCGTGACCGACTACACCGCCATCATCCTGCGACAGCGCGAGGGGAAGCCAGGCGGCGGGAAGGGGCCGCTCCTGAGTCCCGAGCGTGAGCGAACGCTCGGGACGGCCAACGATCAGGTGGTCTTCCCTGCCTATCGCATGGTCGCCTTCGGGGAGTACGCCGAGGACGGCACCGCGTCGGCCATCAAAGCCCGCGACTACAAAGACGCGACGGACCTGTCCGTCGCAGGGGGCATCCCGCGCCGTCTGACGCCCGTCGAGTGTGAACGACTGATGGGGTGGGAGGATGGCTGGACGGCGAGTGGGGTGGATGAGGACGGCGAGCCCTACGCGCTGTCGGACACGGCGCGGTACAAGGCGTGCGGGAATGGCGTTGCCTCCCCCGTCGCGCAATGGATTGGCTTCCGGCTCCGAGCGGCGCTGGAAGGGAAGCACCCTGATGCCTACGAGGTGATCGATGTCTGACCTGACCTTCACCGTGCCCTGGTCGGCGCTCTGCTCCGACAATCGCAAGTTCATCTCGGGCCAGTTCATCCTGTCGAAAGAGTATCGTGAGAGCAAGCAAGCCATCGGGCTCCTCTCGGTCGCTGCCGCTCGGAAGGCCAAGTGGGTTCGGGCCGAGGGGCCGTTGGCGCTGGAGGTGGTGGTGCGGGAGCCGGATCGACGGCGCCGCGATCTCAACTGGTCCAAGAACGCCAAGGACGGCATCACGGCGGGGGAGGGCGTGTGGTGGGATGATAGCCAGGTGCGGTGGGAGCTGTGGCGCTTCAGCGAGGAGGGGCCGCCGGATAAGGCGCTGGCTGGCGCGACGGTCACCATCCGCACCCTTGACGGATTCAAGGACATCCCCGATATTGCCGACGATGCCCACGCCCCGATGGGACGATCCCGAGAGCTTCAGCGACCGGCTGCCGACGGACTACAACGCTCGGGGCGTGTTCGCCGACGGCCCGCAGCCTCCGACGAACCCGCTGGGCCGGCTCCAGGGGGGACGGGCGGCGGACGCCAGCCGTCAGGCGCTGCCCGCCAACGTCGCCCGCGTCGCGCTGTCGAGGCCGGGGAAGGTGCGGCAGAAGCTCAAGCTCGCCCTGTTCGTGCACAAGCCAAAGCCCCCCGCGCATCCCATCGTGACGAGCGTGCACAATGAGCCGACCCTACCGGCCCCCGAGTCGGCGTAGGCTCCAGGTCGAGGCGTGGGGGGTGTTCCTCACGTTCGTGATCGTGGGCTGGTGCTTCATCGGGGGCACCTGGATGGGCCTCAAGCTGGTCTGGGCCTTGCTTTCCTGGTAGGCCCTGTTATACTTGGGGGTGGCAGGCGGGATTCGAGGGGTCGAATCTGCCGAATGGTAGAGCCCATCCTGGGCCCCGTCTGTCGCTCTCCTCCTCTGACGCAACACCCCACGAACCGTTCTGGCGCGTGGGGTGTTGTGTTATCGGTCATCAGGCCAGACCGCCGCGATCGCGGCCTCCAGCAGCACGGCGCCGAGCACGAGCGCCACGGGGAAGAGCAGGAGGGCTAAGATCATCGGCCTTCCCCTTGTCTGCGGCGCTTGGCCTTGTCGAGGTAGTAGCCGCGCAGCCACTCCAGCCGCTTCTGCTGGAACACGGCGATGCGTCCTCGGTGGTGCGCCTCCTGCCAGCGCTGTTCCTTCTGCGTCAGCGCCTTGGGGGTGGGGGATCGGCGCTTGGCGTGGATGGCGCGCACCGCCATGACCTCGGCGGGGTCCCAGTAGTAGCTCCGACCCTGGCGCTGGGTGCTGCGGCCCACGATGGGGCTAATCCCCGCCTCTTGCATCCAGGTGCGGAGACTCTTGGTCGAGCAGCCCCACATCCGTGCCGCCTCGTGGGTGGTCACCCACCCCTCGGGCGGCTCGCTGGTCTTCGGTGTGTTGCGTGGTGTCACAGGTCAACGTCCTCGAGCTCGGTCTGGGGGATGTGGTTGGGCCAGTTGTTGCGGTGGGTGTCCATGATGTGCCCCGCCAGGAGCACGAGCCGCCGGCGGTCGTCGCTGTGCAGCGGGGTGTGATTCAGGTAGTCCTCCAAGAGCTTGTAGATCGAGCGCCAGCCATCGTTATGGTCTTTGGGGGCGGTCATGCGAGTGCCTCCTCGGGCTCGGGCACCTCGGGCAGCAGCGCCACGACCGATTCCCAGAAGGCGCGGATGCGGTTGAGGCGCTCGACGCGCTCGGGGGGGAGATGGAAGCGGAGGGCCAGGGCCAAGCGGGGGCCGTAGGCCGACGACATCGCCAGCTCTCGGGCCCAGTAGGGGCCATACTTGGCGGTCAGGCGGGACGCGACACCGTGGGCGGTCATGGAATCACTCGGGTCAGGGAGAGGGCGAAGTCGTGCGTATCGGAGGACAGCTCCAAGAGCCGCGCCGACAAGCGGAAGTAATCGAGGGCGATCCCGTTGGCATCGGGCAGCCCCTCGGTGGTGAGGGCGCGGAGCCAATCCGCTAACCGCCGCAACTCGTCGGCATCGTGGAGCACCCGCAACTCGGGCACCTTCACCGCCCCATACGCAAGCGGCTGGTCGCGGAGCAGGGCGACCTCGGCGTCATATCGGGCGGTCATTCGTCGTCCCCCTCGTCAGCGTAGTCGTCGCGCCCCTCGTTGGGGTCCAGGTCGTCATACGGCGACCGATAGTCGGCCTGGAGCTCGGCGTACTCGCGGCGGGTCAGCCCTGGCGCGTTGCTCGGGCCGTGATAGGTGCCGCCCATCAGGGATTCATCCGACATTCGTCGAGCCCTCCACATCGGCATAGTCCGACACATAGTCGAGGATGTCCCCGTTCGCGGCGATCCGCGAGAGCTGTTCATGAGCGCGAAGCTCGGCAGACTCGTAATCGGGCGCCTCGACGGTGAGGTGAATGTGGAAGGTCACAAAGTACTCGCGCATTACTCCTCCTCGGGACCGAAGTCCCCGTGCGGGTGGGTGTGATACTCGGGAAAACAGGCGGTCACTTGGCGCCCTTCGCTCGCGCATTGTTTGTAGATGCTGTGCTCATCCGTGGCGAAGATACGCAAGGTGTCCTCATGGCGCGGGGGATCGTCGGCCCGGACCCACACGCGCCACCAACGGCGGGGTTGGCTCATGGCTCGGCCCTCGCGCAGGATTGACAGACCCGCTCCTCATGATACGTCAGGATACACTCGCACCGCGCACAATAGGCACGGGGGCCGAGATTGTCCGGTTCGTCGGCGTCGAGTTGGGCCTGAAGCTCCCGCAGCTCGTCGGCGTCCTCCTCGCAGAGGTTCGCCCAATCGGTCGCGGTCATCTCGGGGCGATCCTGGAGCCAGTAATCGCGGGAGCCCTCCAGGGACGCGATGCGGTTGATAAGGTCACGGCGGCTCATACGGCGAAGTCCTCAGGGAGGATGTGGGGGGCGTCGAGGTCGGGGGATTCGGTGTCGCAGTCGTGCGACCCGTCACAGGTGGGGCAGATTACATACGGCCCCAACTCGTCGGCATGGATCGGGAGGCCTGGCGGCTCGTCAGCGCCACAGGCGGGGCAGTAGGTCGGGGCGGTCGTGGTGGGCATGGGTCTAGGCTCCTCTGGGGTGGGGTGGGGTTACGCTTCGGCTTCGGTTAGGTCGTTCGCTTCGTTCACATGGTCGGCAATCTCGTGCCAGTCTACCGGCTGTAGGAAGGTCAGGGCGTAGTCCCGCGCCAACCCTTCGGGCGTGGTGCTGTAGATGATTTCCTCGACCATCTCGCGGCAGCCGTCAGCGTCTACTGGGTAGTCGGTTTCGTACCCGTCGAAGATTTCCAGGTTGACGCGCCAGGTGGGGTAGTTGGTCCACCCGTTGTATTTCTCGCCGTGCTGTGTCATCGGTCTACTCTCCTCTGTGGGGTTGGGGTGTGCTACGGTGTCAAGATGGGGTCAGGTGTCAATATCGCGCAAGTCGGGGGAACCCTTACAGGCCCAAAACGTCAGCTATCGTGAGGATGGCGAGGGGGATCCAAAAGGGGGCGCACTCCCACACACGGCGCCAGAGGGTTGGGGGTGTGTAACGGGGGGCGGGTTCCCATTGCCATGGGCGCATCAGTTCGGCTCCTCTAGCGGGATGCGCTCTAACGCTTCCTCGATTTCCCGCATCCTCGCCGTATCTTTCTCCGATAGCTTGCGGTAGAGGTTAGAGAAGGTGAGCGCCTGATACTCCCGAATCATGGCGTCAAGGTTGGCTTCCGTGATTTCTAGCATCGTGTCCCCCTTGCGTTGTGGTGCCGGAATCCGTCCGGCGCGGTCGTGCTAGGTCCCGCCCCCCGCCGTGAACGGGGCGCCGCCTGAAAGCGGGGCGGGAGATCTCCGACTAGCGCGGCGTGATGCCGTAGTCGGCGAGGAAGGTCGGCGCGTCGAACCCTTGCAGGACGCTCTCCCTATACGGCGCACAATCGCGCCACACTGTGAGCCGCAGCCCTTCGTCCCACCGAACCGGAAGCCGCGCCACGTTGCGCTCCGCGGTAATGACATACTCCGCGCCCCCCGCCTCTAGGACATATCCGCGCAGATTGCCCCCTAGTCCGTTGGCGCGGAAGCCGTGCGCCTCTAGTGTCTGCCGTAGCGTTGCCATCCTGTCCCCCTTGTAAAGGTTCCGCGCTCCGTTGCGCGTGAGTCAATGATACAATGGGCGCAAGTCTTTTGACACCGAAAAGAAACCGAATCGTTTGTAACGAAAAATGGGCGCACTCTCCCCCCATGTATAACGCTCCGCGCGCGCGTTCCATGTGGATAACTCATGCGCCATGTGGATAACTGACCCTGGCCTGTGTCAAATCGACACATGTGGATAACTATGTGGATATGTGGATAAGTGGGGAATGTGGATAACTGGGCCTGGGGCGAACAGGCACCGAAGGGGAGGGGGGGGAGGGGGGGGTATGTCCGGTGGAGCGGGGAGCGGTGACGTATCCACCCCACCACGCAGCCAGTTCGCTTGGTACAAGTCCACTTGCCCCATAGCGCAGTCAGCGCTAAATTGACCTGTACATGTCAACGTGGAGGCGGGATGGGCAAGAGTGAGCATAGCGCCGAGGAGCGCGTAGCGATTGTGCGGCAGGTGTTGGAGGGGATGTCCAGTGGCCGCACGGTGGCCGACACGGCCCGTGAGCTCAAAGTCCGCGCGGGGACCATTCGGCAGTGGATCGCGGCGGACCCGGCGCTGTGGGCCGAGTATCGGCGCATGCGGCCCTTGCTGGGGGCGGCGTTCGCGGAGGAGGCCATCCGGGTGGCGCGGGAGAGCAGTAACGCGACCTCAGCGCAGGACCGGACCCTCATCGACACGCTCAAGTGGGCGGCGGCGAAGGCGGCGCCGATGGAGTATGGCGAGAAGCAGGTGGTCGAGCACCAGGGCCAGCAGACCCTGCAAGTCAAGGTCATCGAGGATGATGCGCCCGTCCGCAATGTCCAGGCGTTGAAGGAGGCGGTGGTGGCGTCAACCCTCGCCCAAACCACGTCGGTGGTGGCGCTGCCAGCACCCAAGCGCGAGGAATAGCGCTAGAATCGCCTAAAACGGCGTCAGCGGGCCAAACGGGGGGCGGGGGCTACATGGGTAGCCCTAGCCCCCTTCGTGGCGTTATACGCCAATCTAGGCGCGGGAAGGCGGAAAACCCACACTTCTGCGCTGAATACCCCCCAATTTACCCTATCGCGTCCCCGAGCGAGACCCGCTGGCGCAGCCGAGGGTCGAGATCGGCGTGAGTGACAGCGCGACAGCGCTGGAGCGAGCGGGAGGAGCAGGACCCAGTTCACCTAGATGAACCGGGTACATGTCAACCCAGTTCATTCAGATGAACCACGAACGATGTTAGGTAGTTAGTAACACTAGAAACACTGGAACATGGAACATGGAGTGGTCCTATGGTACCATGGTGACATGTAAACATGGAGTGTTACTTGTTCCATGTGCACATGGGACATGGTCCATGTGCACATGGGGTGGGAAAGGGGAGAGCGGGATTCGGGATTACTTGGGGCATGTCAACCCAGTTCATATTCGCTGGACAGCGGTAGGACTGAGGGGTGTTGTGAAACGTCGGTATCGGCGCAGAAGTACCGACACAACGCAACCCCGCGTCAAAAAAAATTCGTGGAAGTTCCCCCTTGCGTTTTGCGTCTTGACTGATTAAATTTATACACTGAGGCACTCTACGCATCAGCGAGCCATTTGGCTGGGCCTCGGATGGGACGTTGTTTGCTGCCGCGCGGGTGGGGCAACGCAGCACCCCCTTGCGGTTGCGGCGTGATCAAACGCACTTTCTGCTAGGCATCGAGGGCACTGTCTATAGGGACCCCTCAGGGGGATGTGCATGGCGAGATGAGGGTCATGACCTTGCCGACCATGCCCAGTGAGCGACCTGGACCTAGCTTTCCTTTCGGAGCGGCATGACGGAGTCTGCGAAGACGTTGGAAATCCGGCTCCACAAGTTGCACCCCGGCCAGAAGGCCATCGCCGACCACCCGGCCCGGTTCCGGGTCGTGATGTGTGGCCGGCGGTTCGGAAAGTCGGCCTTAGGCATCCGGCTGGCCTGCGATGCCGCCTTGAAGGGTCAGCCCGTCGGCTGGTTCGCGCCGTCCTACAAGCTGGCGCTGGAAGCCTGGCGGGAGCTGGTCCAGCGGTTGGGTGGCTTAGTCGAGCGGCAGTCGGAGCAGGATAAGCGCTTGGAGCTCAAAACCGGCGGGGTCATCGAGGTCTGGACCTTGGACAGCCCCGATCCGGCCCGTGGCCGCAAATACGCGCTGGCCATCATCGACGAGGCGGGGATTGCGAAGGACCTGCTGGCCGTCTGGCAGGCCGCTATCCGCCCGACGCTGGTCGATCTGGGCGGGCGGGCGCTGATTCTCGGCACCCCGAAAGGACGCCGGCACGGGTTCGTGGTGCTGTTTCATCGGGGAGAGCGGGGGGATGACCCGGACTGGGCCAGCTTCCGTGCCTCCACGCTGACCAACCCTTACATTCCCGCCGAGGAAGTCGAAGCGGCCAGAAATGAGCTGCCGCCCGAGATTTTCCAGCAGGAGTTCGAGGGCATCCCGACCGACGACGGCGCCAACCCCTTCGGTCTGGACGCCATCCGCAAGGCCGTCAGCGCCCTGTCGGACAAGAGGCCGGTCGTCTTTGGCGTCGACCTCGCTCGGTCCATGGACTACACCGTGGTCTGTGGCGTGGACGCCTGGATGCAGGTCTGTGTCTTGGAGCGCTGGCAGTCGCCATGGGCCGAGACGAAGACCCGGATCAAGGCGCTGGTCGGCGACGTGCCCATCGTGGCCGACGCCACCGGGGTCGGCGACGCGATTGTGGCGGACTTGCAGCAGATGGGCGTCAACGTGAGCCCACATGTCTTCACCCAGTCGAGCAAGCTCCGGCTGATGCAGCGGCTGATTGCCACCTTTCAGGCCGGCGAATTAAAAATCCCGGACGGCTGGCTTCAGTCCGAGTTGGAAGCGTTCGAGTTCACTTACACGGCCAACGGCGTCCGCTACGAGGCGCCGAAAGGCTACCACGATGACGGCGTCATGGCGCTGGCCTTGAGCATCCACGGCTGGGATCGGGTGCAGGCGGTCAAGCCCGAACCCGCCAAGATGGGCCTCGTCTTTGCCGACGACCCCGCGTTAGATACCACCAAGCCCCAGCCAGCGATGGCGGGCGATTTCACCTCGCAGTTGCCCTCGGAGGGCTGGTAACGATGCCACAGAAAAAGCCAACACCAAGGCCGGCAGCGAGAGCAACCATGCCGGATGATCCATACGCAGACGAAACGATTGAAGAGTACAATCGTCGTCGAGAGCAGGAGATGCGTCAAGAAAGGTTGCTTGACGAATATCTATCTGGCGGCGGATCGCGTGGGTATGCGTCTGGCATGTATGGGGCATCGCGTGGGCCGGAAACCGAATTTATTCAAGGCAGGCCCAATACGCTTGCTTCTATGCTTGAGCTGTTAACAGCCAATGGCGGCCCGCGTGGGTTCGCTTCTAACGTGAAAAAGTACAGCCGGAGCAAGTAATGGACAAGGAGAAGCGATTCATGGAGGCCGTGGCCGCAAAGGTCGGCGCCAAGCGGAAGCCGATGATGCGCCGGAAGGGGCTGACCGGCAGCGCGCCGTCGGTCGTCATCGCCATCGGCGCCCCCAAGAAGCCCATGCTGGGCAAGCAGGAGGACGCGATGGGCGAGGACGAGAAGATGCCCAAGGCTGAGAAGATCGCCATGCTCCAGGAGAAGATCGCCGCCTTGAAGGCCGAGCTGGCGCTCTTGGAAGACGAGGACGAGATGGACGACGAGTCCGAGATGGAAGAGGGGTCCAAGGACGAGTCGGAGTACGAGGACGAGGACGAGGAAGACTGACGTGGCCAAGTCCCCGGCCTGGCAGCGCGCTGAGGGGAAGAACCCCGAGGGTGGGTTGAACGAGAAGGGCCGGGCCAGCTTGCGTGCGGAAGGCCGCGACATCAAGCGCCCGGTAAAAGCAGGGGAGGCCAAGCGGTCTCCAGCCGCAGCAAAGCGTCGGGTGGCGTTCTGCCGACGCATGAAGGGCATGAAGGCCAAACTCACCAGCGCGAAGACGGCAAACGACCCGAACTCGCGCATCAACAAAAGCCTCCGGGCTTGGGATTGTAACTAATGGCAGCGACCCTCCTCAAGACGAACAGCGTGACCATCGCGGCGGAGAATGACGCCGCCAGTGTCGCGGGGCTTCCGTCGCCCGGCTTCATCGCCGTGCAGATTGTCGGCACGATGAGCGCGACCATCACGTTCGAGGCGTCGGTCGATGGCACGAACTACGTCGCCTTCAACATGACGCCCTCCAACTCGGGCACCGATGCCTCGACGGCGACGTCGGCTGGGGCGTGGACCAAGTCCACCGGCGCCTACAGCGCCTTCCGGGCGCGGTGCTCGGCGTATACGTCTGGCTCGCCGGTCGTCACCATCCGCTATACCGCCGAGTAATGCTCGTCCATCTCCTCTGGGCCGCCGTCGCGGTGTATGCCCTCCACCGGCTGAGTGCCGTGCTGGAGCGTTTTGCGCCCGTCCGGCCCGAGGCGATGGTTCCGCCCGTGGAACCACTCGTCGACATCCCTGAGGACCTGATGGCCGTGGGGATGCAGGAGCGGGAAAGCTGGGCGCAGGAGGAAGTCCTGCGGGCGGTGCGGGAACGGTACGAGGAACTGCGGGACTGGAACAAGGTCCGGTCCGCCTTTGGCATCGGGAGAATCGATTAAGTGACTGTACCCTATACCGACGCGCTCATCGAGGACGCGCTCACGCGGGCCATGGAGGGGTTGAGCAACACCCCCGAGGACCCGAATGAGCAGGTCGCCCCGAATCCGCCCGAGGACACCGGCCGCACCCCCGAAGAGGACGTGCAGGCCCTCCAGCGGGCGCTCTATGGCGCGGATTACCCCGGCGCCGACCCGAATACCGCCGAGGACCTGAACGCCTGGGCCTCGTGGGCGCGTGGCCTGTGGACCGGCCGGCGTGAATCCGTGCAGATGCACCTCCACTTGGTCGAGCGGAACCGGCTGTTCCGGGCCGGCCAGCAGTGGATTTCCGCCTCGGGCTTGGGGCCGTGGCGTGAGCCCGCCCGCCCGCGTGATGCGGCCCGCGTGGTCTACAACATGATCGACAAGGCGCTCGACCAGCGCCTCCAGATCATCGTCGACCAGCGCCCCGGCTTCTCGGTGACCCCGGTCACCCAGGACCCGGACGATAAGCGCAAGGCGCAGGCCCAGCAGATGGCGCTGGAGTACCAGTACGAGCAGCTCCAGATGCCACGCCTCGCCCGTGAGGCCGCCTTCTGGGCGCAGACGGACGGCATCAGCTTCTGGCACATGTTCTGGGACCCGGATCGTGGGCCGTGGGACGAGCGCCTAGGGGAAATGCCGGGCCAGCGGAAGCCGTTGGGTGACATCGGCTGCCAGACGCTCCGCGTCGAGCAGGTTCGCGTCAGCCCCAACGCCACCGTCACGCAGCCACCCCACTGGGTCGTCATCCGTGAGGTGATTTCCAAGGCCGAGGCCGCGTTCCGCTACGGCATCACGGGCTTGGACGCCTCGGATACGAGCCTGACGACGGGCAACACCCCGACCTACTCCGGCGCGGAGGGGATGGGGGCGTGGGTGCTGACGCAGACGACCATTGGCGAGGGCCAGCGGCTCCGCGATGAGGACGTCACCGAGCGCTTCACCATCTATGTCGCGCCCCACGCCGATGCGCTGCCTGAGGGCCTGCATCTCATCGTGGTCGGCGACAAGGTCGTGTTCGGGCCGTCGCCCTTGCTGTGGAATACCATCCCGGTCGTGCCGATTCGGGACGGCTCCTCGGACCCGTCCTTCTATCCGCGTCCGGTGATGGAGCAGTGGATTGACCACCAGATGCGCGTCAATGCCCTGCTCTCCAAGTGGGTCGAGAATATCCGCGTCAACGCGGGTGGGCGCTTCCTGACCCGCCCGAACACCATCGCCACCGAGACGTTCATGGGCGGCGTCACCTCGATGATCGAGATTCGAGGCGCCGGGCCGATGTCCGACTCGATTCAGCCCGTGCAGGGCTTCTCGGTCGGGCAGGATGTGAAGGAGGCGCTGGCGCTGGAGAAGACGGCCTTCGAGGATGCGTCGGGCTGGAACGCCGTCAGCCGTGGGCAGGTGACCGGCGAGTCGGGCCGCGCCATCATCGCCAGCCGCGAGCAGCTGGAGCGGGTGTTCTCGCCCGCCGTCAACGCCCTCGCGCAGGCGTACACCGATTGGTGCAAGATTGCGATGGCGGGGATGGCGTGGGGCTACGATGTCCCCCGCTCGCTGGGCGCCGTTGGCAAGGGCCGCCCGGACCTGGCCCGTGCCATCAGCACTACTGACTTCGACGGGCAGTCGGACGTCAAGGTCGAGCCGTCGACGATGATGCCGATGCCGATGGCCTTCCGGCTTTACCTGCTCGACAACTGGCTCCAGACCGGGGTGATTGATGCGAAGGAGTATCGGCGCCGGCAGATGTTCGCCATCGCCAAGGACATCTCCACGCCAGACGAGGACCAGGAAGCCCGCGCGAAGCGGGTCGCGGATGCGATCCGTATGGGCGGGGCGGTCCCCGAGATGCGCTGGCAGGATAACGAAGCGATTCATCAGGACGTCTTGGAGCGCGAGATTCTGCTCCAGGACGACCTTGACCCACAAATCATAGCCATCGCGCAGGAGCGGTGGACGGCATTGGCCAATCAGGCCATGCAGAAGCAGGGAGGTGGAGCACCGCCGGCGCCGACGCCGGAGGGTGGCCTCCCGGCTGGCCCTGGCGCCGCCAGTGTGCCCTCTCTCCCGCCGGGTCAGCTGCCG